ATGTCCAAGACCGGGAACAAGGGTCTTGACAACCTTGCCAGGATCATGTCCGCAAAGTAAAATGTTACACATCCACCCGGATTGATATTTAACGGAAAAAACGCAATTTCTAAAACATTTATACTATGCCTACCGCAAACTTTATCGTGACATCCCTCCCTGCCTATGTGGAGGAGAATCGTGACCTGCTCCTCAAGAACTTTGGTCTTGTAGGTGGCAGCATCCGCAATCGTATCGGCATTCAGACCGGAATCAAACTCAAGGAACATCTCAACTACCTTGAGGTTGCACCCACCCTCCAGGATGGCTCTGTGTGCGAACTTGAGCCTGCAGGAGATGTAACCCTCACCAACAGGGAGATTGAGACCGCATGGATTGAGGTACTCATCGCCATCTGCCCCAAGAAACTCATCGGCAAGTGGGCAGAATACCTGGTGCGTGCAAACGCCAATGCCGAGGAACTCCCCTTTGAGCAGTACATCATTGATGGTTTCATCGCAGAGGTGAACAAGAAGATTGACAAACTCATCTTCCAGGGTGACAAGACCCTCACCACCAATCCGGATCTCAAGTGGATTGATGGTTTCATCAAGGTGTTCCAGACTGATGGCACACAGGTGACTGCATCCGCAGGTGCAACCACCCTCCTTGCCAAACTCCAGGAACTCTATGCAGGCATGGATGACTACACTCTCAACAGGGGTGCAGAGATCTATGTCTCCCCTGCCAACTACAGGACATTCCTCATGGAACTTGTAGCAGCCAACCTCTATCACTATCCCTCCGCAGAATCCGGCACATTCCCCAAGGAATTCTTCATTCCCGGAACTGATGCCAAGGTCGTCCTCACCGAGGGTCTTGAGGGGGTCAACAATGTTGCCCTCGCCACATTCCCCGACAACATGAAATATGGTTGCGACATGGAGAATGACCAGGAAGACATTGCAGTCAAGTACGATTCCATCAAGGAACTCTTCTATGTCAAGGCTCTGTGGAACTCCGGTGTCCAGGTCGCATTCCCTGGCAAGGCTTATTGGATGACCATTTAGTCTGCCGGACTGAAACCGAAACCAGGGGGTGGGTGGTCTCTCACCCATCCCCTTTTCATTAACCATTAAACACAGAAAGATATGCCCTGCATTCAAACCCTTTCCGGACTTGCAAAGGATTGTGCTGCCAACATGGGTGGCATTGTAGAGGTGATGATTGCCAATTTCGCAGATGTCACAGGTGTGACCATCACAGATGGCATTGTCTCCGCAGTTACTATGGCAACAGATGCCAAGTTCAAAAAGTATAGTTTTGCCAAGAACACCGGATCTCTGACATCCACCTACAACATTGATGCTGCCTCCGGTGTCAAGTATGTGACCTCTGACCTGCTCCTGCAGTTCAACCGCATGGAGACCTCCAAGAGGGTTGAGATCACTGCCCTTTCCCTGGGTGACCTGGCAGTCATTGTCAAGGATGCCAATGGCAAGTATTGGTATCTTGGCAAGGATGAGCCTGTCAATGCCTCCGCAGGTGATGGTCAGACCGGAACTGCAAGAGGTGATGCAAACAGGTACACCATCACCCTCCAGGATGAATCCCTTGAGATGCCCTATGAGGTTGATGAAACCATCATCCCCTCCATCGTAGCCTAATCCCACCTTTCCTCTGATGTGAGACCTCCGATCCACCCGGATTGGGGGTCTCTTGTTTTACAGAAAACCCGGTTTCTATATCTATAGGAAAAAACGAAATGATCTATCTGCAGAATACAACAGAGTCCCAGGTGATGTTCATCCCCAGGAGTGATGCAGTCCCACAGGGAGACCTGGTGTTCAAGGCAAGGAACACCATTGACCTGGAGGTGGAGATCAATGAGGTGGTGACGGATCTGCAGACATCTGACCTCTATTTCAACCTTGCCATCTCCCTCCCTGCAGATCTCCCCAATGGGGAATATGAATACACCCTTGCAGTTGGTGAGATCCGTCTCTCCACAGGACTCCTGGTGATTGGGGAGAATTCCCATCCAAGCGAATACAACAAAGAGATAACATATGAGCAGTACGAAACAGAATAAGACTCCCAGGGCAGGATTCTCCTTTGCTGCAATAGATCAGTATGTGGAGCAGAACATTGTCCTGCCTACGGAGAAAATCATTTCCTCCAGGGAATGGGTGGAATGGGGGACAAAGAATGGCTATCCGGACTATCTCCTGGATCTGTACAACAATGTCCCCACCTTGAGATCCATCATCAATGGCAACATTGACTATGTGGCAGGAGATGATGTCTCCATCATCCCCCTCCGTGAAGATTATAAAAACCAGGAGATGAACAAGAGTGGTGACTCCATCCGGGAACAGGTGAGGGACATTGCAAAGGACTTTGAAATCTACGGAGGATTTGCCCTCCAGGTGATCCGGAATATTGCCGGAGAGGTGGCGGAGGTTTACTACATTGACATGAGGTATCTCCGCACCAACAAGGAGTGTGATGTGTTTTACTATTCCGAGAAATGGAGCAAGGGCAGCAAGGATGTGGTGGTCTATCCTGCATTCATGCCCAACCTGGATTGGGACAAACTATCCGATGAGGAGAGGCAGAGACATGTCTCCTCCATCCTCTTTGTCAAGAATGTCCACACCCAGGTCTATCCTGCACCCCTGTATGCAGCATCCGTCAAAGCCTGTGAGATTGAGAGACAGATTGATGAATTCCACCTCTCTGACATCAACAACCATTTTGTCTCCTCCGCCATCATCAATTTCAACAATGGTGATCCCGGCCAGGATATGAAAAGGGAGATTGAAAGGGAATTGAATGAGAAATTTACCGGGGCATCTAATGGAGGTAGGATGATGGTCTCCTGGAATGCTAACAAGGAATCCGCCACCGACATTGTGGAATTCAAGGTGGAGGACTTTGGTGAGAGATACAAGGCTCTCTCTGAACACTCCCGGCAGCAGATATTCACCGCATTCAGAGCCAATCCAAACCTGTTTGGCATACCTACGGAGGGGAATGGTTTTGCAAATGAGCAGTATGAGGAGAGTTTCACCCTGTACAACAGGACTCAAATTGTGCCTGTCCAGATCATGATTTCCCAAGCCTATGAAAAGATCTATGGCAAGCCGGATGTCCTCAAGATCAAACCATTCTCAATGGGTGACAATGGAGACACATCCGTATCCCTGGCAACTCAACTTGGTGTGGGTGGAACACAATCAATGATGTCCATCCTGGAATCCCAGGTCATGAGTACGGAACAGAAACTTGGAACTCTGCAAGTCCTGTTCGGTCTTGATGATGAATCTGCACACAAGATCCTCAATTTACCATACACACCTCCTGCAGAAGAGGAATAAAGGAAAACTGATATGGCTGAAATTCTCCTTTCATCGGAGGCATTTGTCAAGAGTGTGACCTCCGCATCGGACAACCTGTCCGGGAAATACATCCTCCCCTCCCTCCGGGAGGCGCAAGAGATCGGTCTCCGGGGAATCCTGGGAGACCTGCTCCTTGCGAAACTCAAGGATCTGATTAAGGACAAAACCCTGGAGACTGAATCCGGGGGTGTGTACAAGACCCTGGTGGATCATTGCCAATACTATCTTGCATACAAGGCCATTGTGGAGGTGGCCAACAAGGTGTCCTACAAGATCGGAAACTTTGGTGTGACAAAGACCCAGGATGAGAATCTGCAGGTGGCATCCCAGGATGAGATTGCCAAGATGCAGTATTACTATCAGAGCAAGGCGGATGCCTGCTGCCTGGATCTGCAGCATTTCCTCCTGGATCACCGGAGTGACTATCCGGAACTGACTGAATGCTGCTGCAACAAGATCAAGTCCAACCTGCACTCTGCTGCCACATGTGGAATTTTCCTGGGTGGTGCAAGGGGTCGCATAATCCGCAAATGACAATGACCCTGGTTGAACTCATCAAGACAATGGAGGTGGTTGCCTCCCATCAGCCATCCATCAACATGGTGGTTGAAAATGACATATTCCGTCTCAACAACAAGGCGGATGCCAAGTATGGTGTCTTTGCCTTTGTCCAGGGGCAGCATTCCACCTCCATTGACTCAAGTGTCATCACCTACACATTCACCCTGTTCTATGTGGACAGGCTCAAGAATGACAGATCCAATCAGATAGAGATCCAAAGTGTGGGCATCCAAACCCTTGACAACATCATCCGCCAATTGGATGAACTTGGGATCTATTCGGAGCAGACATATTCTTTCCAGGTGTTCAATCAGAGATTCCTTGATGAGTGTGCAGGTGTATTCTGCAATGTCAACCTCTCTGTCCCTGTTGGGTCACTCTGTCCGGAGGACTTTGCGGATTTCAACAAAGATGTAATACTATACTGATATGGAAACAACCTGGATTGCAATCATAGGTGGCATCATCACCACATTCCTTTCCGGATTCTCATCTTGGTTTTTCACCAAGAAAAAGTACAATGCGGAGGTTGACAACAACCTCATCAACAACATGCAGGATTCCCTGGAATTCTACAAGGCTCTTGCCGATGACAACAAGACAAGGTTGGATGAGGTCTTGAGTGAAAATGCAGACCTCCGGAAAGAGGTCTCCGATCTCCGGGAGCAGGTGTCAAGACTGACATCTGCCCTTGCACAATACGGACTGCAGAAACTCATTGAGGACAAGGGGGAGTGAAAATCTTGATTGATGCAGGCCA